ATGCGCAGTACTTTCAAGGTCTTGTTCTACCTCAAACGAACAAAGAACACCTCGCGTGCAGTCTATCCGGTTATGGGCCGCATCACGATCAACGGCACGATTTCACAGTTCAGCGCCAAGATCAACGTTCCGGAACAACTGTGGGAGGTTAAAGGCGGCCGAGCCAAAGGCAAAAGCGTCGAGTCGGAACGCATCAACCGCCATCTGGACAATATCCGCATCCAGATCGGCAAACACTATCAGTCGATTTGCGATCACGATGCCTACGTCACGGCTGAAAAGGTCAAGAATGCCTGGCTGGGTATGGGCGAACGATACCGGACTCTTGTGAATGTTTTCGAACATTACACGAATGATCTTTTCAAACGTATCGGCGTAGATCGCTCAGAAAGTACCTGGTGGCGCTATCGGGCGTCGCTCGGGCATCTCCGGGCCTTTCTGAAACACGAGTACAACCTCCACGATATTCCGCTGCTCGAATTGGAACAGTCGTTCATCGAGCAATACCACGTCTATTTGAAAACTGTCTGCCATTTGAAGGCGGGCAGCGCATGCCGCTACATAGATTGTTTGAATAACGTGGTGAAAATTTCGTTCAACAACGGTCTTATGCCGCGTAATCCGTTCGCTTTCTACAGTTATTCCGCTCCGAAGGAACCGAGAACTTTTCTCAGCGAGAAGGAGCTACGGCTTTTTCAGACGACACGATTGAAGAGTGCCAAACACGAATACCACCGCGACCTGTTTCTTTTTTCCTGTTTTACGGGAATCTGCTACAAAGACATGCGCTATCTGACCTGTGAACAAATCATACCGGACTCGGAGGGGCACCTGTGGATACACGGTAACCGCTGCAAGACGGGTGGAGAATATATGGTCAAATTTCTCCCTGCGGCTTTGCGTCTTCTGGAAAAATATCGCGGAACAGCTCCGTCACCGCTTGCATTCGACATGCCGAAACTTAGCAGTATCAATTGCTCCTTGCGTCGTATTACCAAACAGTGCGGTATCTCACGGCACATAACCTTTCACTGCGCACGTCATACGTTTGCCACGACACTCTGCCTTTCACAGGGTATTCCTTTGTCAACAGTTTCCAAGATGCTGGGACATAAACAGATCACCACGACACAGATCTATGCGCAGACTACACCGATAATGATCGAGGATGCGATCGATCGTGTCGAATCCCGGCTGGGCGGTAAATTCGCAGTATAGCGTAATCATGGATTAAATCATCCACTGCAAGGAAATTTCATGTAAGTAACAGTGTAAGTTACAAAGAATATCGGTCGGGAGTTGTCACCTTTGCACCGTAACCAACTATCTCGATTATGGATAAAGACGACAAACTCCGCCTTGCGGAAATTCATGCAATGGTCAAGACGCTTTCCGTGGACCTTCAATTTTTGAGACGCCATCGCAACGTGCTTTTCGGGACACCGGTTCTGGAGTTCAACGAGGTTTGCTCGGTGCTTCACCTGAGTGCCCGTCAGGTGCAGCGCCTTCGTGAGCGCAAAGAACTCGTCGGGTTCAACGTGGGGCGCCGGCGCTTGTACTTTCAGACGGAGATCTATGACTACCTCTCCCGTTTGGAGAGAGAAAACCTCAAACATCCCGAACAGTCAATGGAACAGTGATTATGGATCGACCGAACAATCCCAGTGAAACGAAGTATCTGCTGATCGGGGAAGAGGAGTTCGAACGTCTTCTGCGCAGCTATTATATTCTCGGCAAGGGGCTTCTGGCTTTCGAATATCTCTGCGGTCACAGCGACCGTCCGATGTACCTGTCAGCCGAGGGCGTGTGCGAAGTGCTCGGCATTACGCGCGACGAGTTGGACGAGCACCGCCTGAAACGACAGATCAAGGCGAAAGTTTTCCAGCGGCAGATGATGTACAGCCTCTACGATCTGGTACTCCTCGCCGAACGTCTCGTGCGCCATAAGATCCGGTACAGGCTCTCGAAAGCGCCCCGCTTCGATGCGACGGGCCAACGCCTGTGATTCGCGTTGTATCTCAGCTTATCAAGACCGGTCGTTTGCGGCCGGTCTTTTTCTCCGATTTCGTAAAAGCGACGAAACGACAGCAGGAAGAAAGGAGGTATAGACAAATACCATATATCCGATCTACCGGCCCGCTTCGAGGGAAGCCTTTCGGAACTCTTTGAGCAGCGTCATCAACTCCAATGCGGCTTTACGAGCCCTCCGTCCGGCTGCCTTGTTGCCTTTGAATCACTGAAGATATGCATCCTTCTGAAAAGCTGCGATGCGATCGTTGATCTGTTCGAGTAATTTTTCCATATCGATTTTTATTTGGTCGTTATGAAACAAATATAGGCAAAATCGGCTGCTGTCGGACTCTTTGCCCGCTTTTTTATGCATGATACGGTATCGTCCCGGTCGGACGCGGGGCAAGTTAGCGGCAGGCTCACAGTCCCTTATCGCCTTTTCCGCGCACGATCTTCCCTTCTTCGAACGGTATCGCACGCGGAAAAGTCGCACGGGCCGCCTGCCGCAGTTTCCGCCCCGTCGTCCGACCATGCAGGACATTCGGTCTGGCGACACAATAAGAATATTCACCAAATTGTTTCGAACCATGAACATCTATCGGATTTCGGCGGAAGGCTACGCCATGTATCTCTTCCGCGTTGCGGCGCGTACACAAGCTGCCGCCTGTATGAAGCTCTCAGTGCTGCTCGGCATAGCGGCCGAGAACTGTCGCGTTATGGAAACACTTCCTCTGAACGACCATGTACGGGAAATCGAATCCTGCCGTACGCGGGTGTCTGCGCGATGATATGCTGGATGGACCAGAAGAGCTTTACACGCTTGACGCTTACTCCCGACTATCGAACTACTTCGGAGATACAGAGGGCACAAGGCTTGTTGGAGGAAGTTTTGCCCACTATTCCCGATGCGGAACTGTTGTACGGCGTTTTCTATAATGAAAATACGGAATACTGCTCGTTCGAACAGAGCCGTATCTGTTTCCGACGCAACGGAATCCTCTTTCGGATCAATAAGCAGTATTTTCCCAAACCGACCTATGCGATCGACATCGACACCTCGAATTTCAAGCACATAGATCTTCATATGCAGGCTCATATCCGGGATAAATATCCGGCACCGCACCGCATCGGTATCCTTTCCGAGCGTAAGGTCAATATTTGGGTGGACTACCTGACTAAGATTTGGCACGACCTGGAACACCTCGATCGAGAACGCAATGCCCATATCTCCGCCCATCGATCGCGGTTGAACAAACTCCCGGATGTTAAGTGGAACAAAGATCGGGACAGAGGATCTATCGAGCGTAACGGTCTCTGCTACAGTTTCCGCTACGAAACGGGCACGATTCAGGAAAAGGTATCGCTCGATTACGGCCCCTGCACGCTCGACGACTTCCTGGCTCTTTCAGATAACCGCTACAGACCGAAATGCTGAACCTTTTTCAAAACGATTCCGAATCGGGAATGATACCCTTTCCGGAATATTTCATACGCAACCTGTATGTCCATCGCTTCCGGCTGTCGAGCCGGAGCGCTGACACGCGCCGCCGGATCGTCCGCTGGCTGTTTCTGCATTTCCACGTCTATGACTACCACCCTGCGGATGCTGAAACTACGGGACGCTACCTTTCGCGGGAACGGTTCCCGCCCCTGCTCTTTATGACGCTGACCGAGGATTTTCGCAAGGACTCCTCGCTGTGTCTGCGGATAATCTCCACCGACTTCTATACGCTCTATCTGGAAGGGAACGTCTATTGTGACGGCCGGTGGCATAACATTCGACTGTAACCTGTTCCCGCCTGAAAGCGGCGGGAACGCAAACCTGTTTTACGATGGCGAATATATGTATCAACCGCTTCTATTGTTCGACGGACAATGAAGCGAACTACGAAAAGATTCTCTACGGCCTCGGCGATCGGTTCGACCTGTACGATCTCGACGGCCGCGACAACTGGATGCGCGGGGAGTTCGACTCGAAATGGTGCTATCCCGAGGAGGCGATCGCAGCGATGATGAAGACGTTGGAAAAGGACCCGACGCTTCATATCGAGATCGTCTCCTGTGAGCCGGGGATGCAATACCTCGAAGCGCATATCTACGACAGCGGCATGTGGAATAGCTTTTAATAGGATGAAACGGAATTTTCGAGTAGGTGTACGCTACACGTTCGAAGGAGCCTACACCGTTCGGGCGGTTTCCGACAAGGAAGCCGCCCGGCTTGTTTTACGACGATGCGGCCTGACGTGCGGCAACATCCATACGACGCTCGACGAGCTCACGTGTCCGGATTGGGACTTTCCTACGCATCCCGACACACGGATAGGAAACGTCGAACCGATCGAGATGCCGGAGCGGAAGGCTTAAAATTATCAATACGAACTAATCTATGACCAAATACAGATTTTATGAGGACAGGAAGGTCTCGGTATAGGAGCGCATCTACTTTTCCATCGAGGCCGCAACGATCGAGACAGCGGAGGCTCAAGCTGCGGCGATCGCTCACAGGTCCCTTTACGCTGCGGCGTGCGACGACGCTGCGATCGAAATCGAGGAGAGCGAAACGCTAAATTGAATTAAGACCTATGAAACGATTTGAAAAAATTGCTAAGCGCTATGCGCTTGCGAACAGCTATTTCAAAAACCGGCTGCTTATCTGGCCGGATACGCTTTGCGAAATTCACGATTACCTGCAACAACACGGTGAACTGCCGTTCCGCTACGACGGGGATAACTGGCCCTACGACGCACTGTGCGAGCAGCAGAAGCGACGCGGTGTCCGCCTGTCGCAGTACCTTACGCCCGATGCTACGGCCCGGCAGATAGCCGCCCTTGCCGTGCGGTATTTCGAGAATGACAGCCGTATCATGGACGTCTGCTGCGGTACGGGACAACTCACCCGGGCCTTGATCGCCGCAGGCGTACATCCCTCGCAGATCGTGGGATTGGAAGTCGACCGGGAGCTGGCGGACTTTTACGCACGCCTGTATCCTGTGACGCAAACGCTGATCGGGCCATATCGGGACATCGATTTCCGCTGCGAGAACATCGTTGCCAACCCTCCCTTCGAAACGACGGAGGTCGTCGATTTCCTTTCGTGGCTTGCGAAGGTACAACAGCCGGGCGACCGGAGTGTATTGCTGCTTCCGCACGGTTTCATCGACAAACAGCGCCCCAAGGGCATACAGGAAACGCTGCGGCAATTCGAGGTTCTGTACCGTACACCTATGCAGGAACGGTTCGCGCGGACAAATGTCACAGCCGAAATAGTCGTTCTGGAGCGACGGTGATAGGAGCCCGAGATTTTGTCTTCAATTAAATAGCGAAAGATGATATTATTCCCAAACCTTTTTGTTTATTTTCACCTCTTTTTCCGAAAACTTGTACGACGAAATATATCTTATGTTTTTAAGCGCATCGAGCAATCGAAGATTGGGGCCGTTGTTTTCGAGAATTGGATGTTTGCGATCATGTACGGCTATATCGGAGTACGGCTTTGGTAATGCGGACAATAAATTCTCTGTCAATGCGATATTTTTGGGATTAGCTGTAATAGCCTGCGAAACAATCAGGATTCGATTTTTAATATTGCTTGCATTTGCAATAACAGCCACCAGACACTCTTCGTCCAAGCTGATTTTTACCTGAGTCAATAGGATACATATTTCTGACGCCAAATCTTTATTACTTTCGATTATTTGAGCTTTTAATAACGGTATTATTGTAGATTTTTCTTGTACCGTAAATGCATTGGATGTCAAAAGACTTAAAGCGATATCCACTGAATATTCGATGCAATCGATATTTTTCAAGTAATCGTTTTTATGATGAATCAGATATTTAACCAATGTCGAAGTCCTATGAGAAGCAATATTTGAGGTATTTTCGTATGTGAAAGCAATCATACCAACATCAATGAGATAATCTACTCTGTCGGATTCGAGATCGGCGAGATATTGGTCTGTTTTTATCAGATAATTGAACGATTGGGCAATCGTCTGATATGCTCTGAATTCTAAAATATTCGATCCAATGAGGGCATCGAACAAAGCCTCTTTTTCAGCAACTGAATCTTCGCAAACGTGACTTCCCAATTCCGTTTTATAGTGTTCGATGTAATGTTTCAGAAGTTCCGATACCTGACTTTCGGAAAATGCGAAGTACGCCGCAACATTCTCCCAAGACGGTTCGATAAGTAATAACTCGATCGCCAAATCTTTTGCCCCATCCGATACGCTTGCTATGTCCGAAATTCGTTGCTGCTGTGTATGAAGATAAGTTTTCTTTGTTTCGGAATCAATCATGTCATCGTTAAGTATAATCAGTAATGCCTCTTCGTCCTCATCGTTTATCGTATGTGAAAATTCTTTCAGGCATAATACAAGATTTTGCTCGACATAGGAAACAACATCCCTGCTCGCGTATTCCTTTACTCGTTTCAAATTTAGATTTTCGGGATTTATTTTGTCCATACCGGCCAGATAGTTCAAAATGACACACAAGTTCCCACAATTAAGAGCATATAGACTGTTAGTGATTACATATTGCAGCAGGTCTGCTGAGTCACTATTTAGCCGATTGTATTTGCCATTATTCGATAACCATTTCAACTGCTCCAGGCCTATCGCTTCTTTATGGTCGGTTAAGAAAGAGTAATTATTATCGAGCCATGTTCGTTGTTCTTCGAACGATTCGACAGGATTGCAGAATTTGAGCCATCCTTCTATTAAAGCAGTACGTTCTGTTTCATTCGGATAATTTTGTATTGCCTGCCAATTATGTTGTGGATTCCATTTGATGAAACGCTGAAATAGTAATTGTGAATGGTGCCCGTTCTGATAATATTGAGCTATAAAGTCGAGCGGGGCATTGTTTCTCTCAATACGTTTCATCAATAATTCAAACTTCTCGTGAAATTCCCCATTATGAACGGAAAGACAGTCTGCCAACTGAATGTTTAGTACTGAATCGTAATTGAATGTAGACAACGGTATCTTCTTGGCAAAGTTTCCGACCTTATCGATTTTAGCATTATAGTCGCTTTTGATTGCTTGCTTCATAGTAAGAAGCAGATGGTAATCACTGAGCGTTATCATGCCTTCATAAAAATATGAAATATAGTCGTAATAGTCTTCGTCAATATATCCTTGTCTGAGAAATACATTCAACATCGGAGCCAACTTGATACCTGTAAAATCAGTACATTGCCCCATATCGTATGACGTGAGTAATTCATGCAGTCGCAACGATTTGATTTTTCGTTCTTCATCGTCGATATGCTTACGTTCGCATTGGATTTCTTGCGGCAATTCTTCAATGGCCCTTTTTCGGTTCCAATAGATTCGATCTAATTTTAACCCTGTGTGACCAATATTGAAATTGGCAGGTTGTGTGCCATACAGAATATGATGATATTGGTAATCGATCTGATCTTCGGATATCATCTGCTCGAATAATTCTTCATCTTTTATAACCTCTTTTAAAGACTGATATTTTTGTTCTATTTTTATCGTTTGAGGTTTTTGCGGCATTTCAGCTATGATTTGATAAGCACATATTTCCCGCAAGTCGTTCTTTGCAATATGAGCGGAGTGATAGTACTCTTTGATTTTTTGCTCCAACTGTTTTTTCTGCTCGTCGAGTTGCTGTAAGGCATAAACGATGAATTTAGGTTTCATCGCTATGCACTTATATACATCGCCTTCCCGATTGTGCAACTGCGCAAAATCTTTTGGGAAATAATTCTTGTAAACGATCATTCCCAGAAGTTTGGTCGGGTTCAATGTAATTTGCCCTGTAGCACATAATCGAGTTCTATACTGTTGGTATTCGTTGGCGATATTTTGAAGTAATCGCATATCATTAATGAAGAAAGCCATTTCTTCAAGGTCATCATCCGCAATATCTTCATATCCTCGAAGTCGAAGAGCTTCTTTTAGTTTGTCTTTCGAATTGGACGGATTGATAATTGGAATTACCGTCGTAATGTAATCGAAGAATTTAGCTCGCTGTTCGTCTTTGAATACATCGTCCTTAACCGCATAAATAAATACGATATGTCTTCCTATTTCTTTGGATTCGTTAATGAGTTGGTTTAGCTCTCTGAGTTTTAGATATATATCGGAAGTGTTGAAACGATCCAAATCCTCGATAATTACCACGTCATACTTCGTACGCTGGAAGAAATAGATGATCTCATCCAAGTGTTTATTAAAAATGGATGCTTCTTTGAGTTCAACTTCGCCATCCTTCAAATTGAATCTGCTCAACTGATACCCGCAAAATGCCGACAGTATTTTTCGAATACAGACCGATATTCCGAATAGCATATAAAGGACACTAAGAATATCAGCTACCGAATTAGCCACCGGCCCCATGTCGAGTATTCTGTACATTGTTTCTACACGTAACCACGAGGGTTCGAACGCAATCAGAAAGGCTATGAAAAATAGAAGAATACCTACTGTCCACCCAAACAATTTCCAGTTATCGAAATGAAAAATTCTTTTGATCCGTGAGTTAGGGACAGTTGCGTATTTTTCACGATAGATCAGTTGTTGCAGAATACTGTACTCAATGAGACGATTGAGTTGCTCGATGTCTTTTTTATCTTTCTTTTTCTCGTCGCGTTCCAAAAGATCATACGATTCAAGCGTTGCAAGTGAAATTTGTAAGTAGGTATGCTTTTTATAATCCTGTTGTAACGTATAAAGTACGGTACTTTTTCCAGAGCCGTAAGGCCCGGTCAAGGCTATATTGCGTATGAGGTTATCGGTGTCGAGTTTTTCTCCGATCTCTCTTACCGGTAGATATTGAGGTTCATTTTCATTGATGACCGTTGGCATTAACGTCTGTTGCTGCTCATTTGTCACCTCCGAAACTTGGGAGGCTACCCGTGTTGTCTTTCTTCTGATATAATCCCTGATACACATAATGACACATGTTCGCACTATATACAAAATTAAAGATTATTTCTCTGTTATTGAAATTCGGATATAGAATATAGTTATATTTCATTCGATATGGCCAAATCTTTTGGGGCTGAGATATAATTCACCTTCGCCTCCGGTTGCCTGCGGGGAAGCTCGGCACGCGCACGGCCGCTGCCGCGCCCTCGTCGGCTGCGGACGGGAAAATCATCCTCGGCGTCGGCACACCTCCGCCTTGCGGTATTTTCCCGTCGCTGCGCCGCCGTCGCGCACCGGTGTTCTTCCCGAGGCAACCGGTACGTTCGGGATAATACAGATCGTCTGCCCGACAGATTCGGAGGCGGTCGAGGTTGTTCCGCGACGCTTCGGTCTTCGCTTTTCATTTACGAATCTCTAAACCGATAACGAACGATGACACATGATCCGACGAAGGGCTGTTATACCCTCGACACGTTACGGGCATTGAATCCGCTTTACGACCACGAACACGGCCTGACACAGCAGGACGTCGAAGCGGTCAATGCCATGAAGAAATACATCGAATCGACACGCAGCGCCGACAGGCCGCATTGCGGCGATCGGGTGCGATACGTTTCCCGCCACGGCGACTATGCCGGCAGTGCATTGATCGCCTACGACAGAAACGATATGCTCACCGTCTGTATCTATCCTTACGATCCCTTCGCCTCGCGGACGAACGACGGCGTACAGTGCTGTAGCAGCGGAGGCCCCTTTACCCATGTCGCGGCTGCCGCATTCCGCTATGAGGGTCTCCGGCGGGGTTCTTTCAAAATCTGGGGTCACGACGGACCTTGCGGCAACGGGTCGATCCGCTTCGAAGCCGAAGTCGCGGGGTGGAGCTACCGCGAACCCGATCCGCTCTATGGCGACTTTACGACCGAGGCGTGGCGCAGGCTCTATGTCTATCGGATCGAACGGCCGTGCGGCAGCGATCTTTACCGCACGAACGGCCGGGAGATCGGCGACGAAGCAGCGTTCCAGACGTTCCTGCACGACTACAAAGCTACCGTATTTCCGGGACGTTCGCCCCGGCAGCTGGTCGTCTGGTGCTACCGCCCTGCGGAGAGACCTCTGTCGCAGGAGCAGTGGGATGCGCTCGACGCGCCGATCTCCAATTGCCATATCTACAACGTCCCGCAACCCGTGAAGATTCTCTACGACGATCTTCGGCACGAACGGATCGTCTGTTACGTTCCGCCCACACTCCATATCCATTAAATCCCTATAACATTATGAATGACGACACACTGATCGTTACCGAAACCGAGGGCGATACGTTCGACTTGCAGCTCTCGGAGTCTTCGACGCCCGAAACCTTTCGACGCCGGGCCGCTTCGCTGACGGGAAGCGGACTTTCCGAATCCGAAGCGCGGCATGTCGTTGCGACGACGCCCGTTCCGATGGAGCTTTTCTGCGACTCCGAGCGCGGAATCTTCGCTGTCGAAGCCGAACCGCTCGCCTACGGCCCGCTGTTCAATCCCTACACGGGAGAGGAAATTCCGAACGAGAACCTCCGAACGGAGGATGCGAAACTTTCCGACAGCCGAACCGCGACGGAAAGAGATAAGATGCTGGAACGATACGAGGCGATCGACCGAATACACCGCCGACGCCTCGTCGATCTGATGACAGGAATCGTTTCCGAAATGACGGGCCAAAGCCTCGATTCGGGCAACGAATATCCGGCATCGGACGAACGCCAGGATAAATGCTATGTCACAGCTTTCCAGATAAAACATGCTGTGTTGTATGCCTGCCTGTCGTACGACTACGGAGGAGATCGCTGCGTGCCGGTGCGGAACCTCGAAGTCGGACAGCTTTTCGATGTCTTGCGGATGATGCTGCAAGACCTCTGAATATCATTCCGCCCCGTTTCGCCCCGTAATCAGCGACGATTACGGGGCGCATTTGTTTTACCATAAAATTTACCGAGTATGAGCCACGAAATCATCAAAAACATCTTCGTCATCGCCGACCGGTGCGTGATCGTCTGCCATGCGCCCGGCAATATCCAACCGCAGATCTTTCATGAGGAGGAATACGGACCCCTGACCGAACTGTTGCGCAAGGAGGGTTACGAACGCCTGGAGGAGGAAATTCTCTATCTCTTTTTTCTGGGGGTCTGGCAGAACGACCTGCGGCACGGCCGTGCCGTCGCCCGTGCTATCGAGCAGGAGCGGATGGATGTTTACGAACTCTGGAAACGATGCGATCGGGACGTATCGTTCCGACGGGAGTTTATCAGACATTTGGCCACCTATCTCGAACCTTTGACGGTCGAATTGCCGAACCTATAAAACCTCGATACGACTATGCAAGTGAAATTATTGCGTCAGGCCGCAGGTCGGGATGACCGGATCGTCGCGGCCTATGAAGATGTGACCTTCCTGAACGAACACGTCGGATGGTATCCCATTATAAAAGACCGGTTCCGTAAGGCGAACGATATAATTGTCGTCGTACTGCGCGTCGGCGACGTTTGTTTCGAAGCCGGAAGTATGTTTCGCAGAGGGATGCTCCGCAAGGAATATATCGAAGCGCGGACTGCGGAAGCTCGCAACCTGCGAGCCGCCGTGCAACGCCGTATGGAGAACCGCCAGTGGATTCCGTCGTCTTACGTGGCAGCCTTCGAAGCGCTGGGTTGGGATGCCCGGCCGTTGAAGGGGCATCGCGCCCGTATGCGCGAACTGTACGCTGCGGAAGATCGAAGACGGGAACAAGTGCGGATCGAACGGGAAAAACGATGACAGCGGCAAGAGGAAGCGCGGCTGAGAACGTCGTTGAAACGGGCCGAGGCTGCTTTTCGGGAGGGAGGATTCGTCGAAACGGAACTCTTTATTGCCTTGTGCGGCAAATATGGGATCAATATCCATCCCTGGACGCTCGGCATGCTGCAAAGACGGATCGCCGATTTATCCCGAACGCAGATCCATTGCAAAGGCGTGAGCCGAGGTTTCCGTACCCCGTCATTGTGCGGATGCCGTGAATTGATCGATCGCTTGGCGGAAAAACTAAAATAGGATTTTCAAATATTCACCCTGTAATTTAACTCAATATGAAAATTATGTGTCAGGAGCACTACGACGAAGTAGTGCGTTATGCCGAACGAATCGGCGACAAAACATTGGAAGAACGGTTGAACGATCTGAAACGGTGGGAGCGGAATCCGAACTGTCCTTGTGAAATCGAACTGTATAAGGATTCCGCGCCTTATTCCTTTCTTTTCAGGCAGCGCTATGCCGACGGCAGTACAGGCATTGTCGGCGGACTGGTCTATCACGGTACACCCGATCGTTCGGGATGTTACTGCGAACCGAGAATCCGCGGCTGGGAAATTCATACGTGAAATGCGGATTCTGATTTGACAATGAATCTTGATTAATAAATGACGTATAAAAAAACGAACCGATGAAACGAAATAAAAGTATTATAGACCGCTATTTCGACTATATGCGGGATAGCTGGTGCGAAGAAGAATGCCGCACGATCTTCGGCACACGGGCTGCGAGCGTGTGGAAAGTGTGGTGCCGAAGTATTGCACCTGACCTGTGCGGTGCAGCCCGACGATTCTATGTCGCTCTCGATAGGGGCAATCGGCGGCTGTTGATCGAGCACATTGCGTGTGCTGTTCGAGGACAAGACGAGGAATGCCCTTCTAAGGAGCCGAGTGTCCTTGTTTGCGAAAGATGCGGCTCGCGTGAGATACAGATGATGGCGTGGGTCGATCCTAATACGTTGGAGTATGTATCCTCGATAGACGCGGATGCTGACGATCAATGGTGCGACGCGTGTCAGGAGCACGTATGGTTTTGTTCGCTCGAAGAGTTCGGAGATAACCTCGATGCCTGGTGGTTAGCAGTGGACTTCCCGAAAATGGAACGGATTACGGGATTGTCTGCGGCGAATTATCCGGCGGATGACGGGGGACAAGCGTTCCTCGATGCCTGCAACGCCTGGTGGAAAGCCCTCGACTATGAACGAAAACGGGCTATTTGGATGGAGAACGACCAGAGTCGGACAGAACAGCACAGCGAAGACGAGAGCGAAGATTATTGATTGTAGAACCGTACCCCGAGATCGGCATAGTGGGGCAAGGGTACCACGGTCCTTTTCCGCTCCCCGAAGAAGTGCAGCAGTTGTTTCCAAGTTTTGCCGAAGGGATAGTAATCTTACGGTCAAGATCAATTCTTCTCATCGACATTTCCTTCGCTACTACACACTTACTACTATAATGATCGGTCAGGAAGTAACGTACCTCCGAATTTGTACTGTCATTACATATCTAAGAACTCTCAATTATGTGAATATCATTAAGGGGAAGTTTAATAAATCATTGAAAATGAAAATACTTCTGTCAGAATCCATTCTGACAGGGGAAAAGAGAAAACATTAAAATTGGAATTATTATACAGCCCCTTTAATTTTTGTTTTTCAAACTTGTATTCAGTTTTATTTTTTGAGTCTTTCTAATCGAAATTTCTCTTTTGATGATTTGCTCGTACGCAAGGTTGTTGGCGGCACTGCGGTTCATTTCGTAATTATAGTGGTTATCATTTTTATTACTTATGTCATAACAAATCCTTCCGACAGCAGTTTATCCAATATTTAGTCACCTATCTCGAACCTTTGATTAAAGAATGAACCATAACCCGAATTACTACCGATATTGAGTGTAATACAACAAACGCCACCGCATAAATCCCTGCGGCGGCGTTTGTGTCAATGAACACCGGAAATTGTTTAATCCTTATAGGAATATAGTATTATCTTTCTAAATACTTCTTTCTCTGGTGGTATAGGCAAATCCACTTTGTATAAATCTTGTAGCAAAATATTGTGTTGCCTGTATTTTATTTCTTTTGCTGTTATATTTATCAATTTACGGCCTTTCATTATATAACGGTACTCAGAAAATTTATCCGGATCGAGACAGAGGTTGATACTCTCTTTCTTAGATCTAAATACAGGAACATCAATGGGCTTAAATCTCAAAGAACACCACTCATTATACAGAGACCGAACCGTATCGGATGAGTTATTTTCACCCAACAGATCAAGTTCTTTCTCAATCTGTTCATCATCTAGGTTTGTATTCTCCCTAATATAATCCGTTAAGTACAAGAAAGTACTGCTATATACAAAGGGAGTCAAGACTAATGTATCTCCGTTTATCCTGCAAGCCCCGTATTCAGCGGATGAACTTCCCAAATGATTACTTTCCATGAGCACAAAGGATCTATTGAGCGTATCAAAAAAAAGGTATACAAATCCTTTGATTACGGAAGGTCCAAATTCTCGGTAATACAGAAACGCACTATGATTGTATGGGGGTAAAAACGAAATGTGTCAAAATAGAAGACAGCATTAAGAGGGTAAAACCAATGTAAAACAGAGAGATAAGCACAAAGTAACCTCGGACGGTTGCGCGATCGAAATGCGACAAAGCTGTTACTTTTGTGTTACATCCGGAGGCATTTGAACGGTCTGTTCAAGCGATAAATGTTACATGCCCTTAAACAGTTCCGGAAATGGGCTAAAATACGGCGGTGAAAGATCCGCATCGAGAAACCAAAAACCCCGTCAGAAGCCAATATAACGGCGATTCTGGCGGGGTTTCATTATGGGCGGTCGGGATGGTGTGACGGCAAGGTGTTCAACCGTTCAAACCAGTGTTCAAACGGCTAAAAATATCCTTTCAAACGACCATATCGGTAAGAGCAACGATATGGTCAGTTTTTTATTTAGATGTTCATTTAGATGTTCATTTAGATGTTCAATCAACGCCATATCTAAAAAACGAAAAGTTATTATAAGATGTTCGTTTAGATGTTCATTTGGAGAGTAGCTACAGGTGTATTGGAGTAGGTATAGAGACATTTTGGGTGGTCTTTTTGGGGTGTATGGAACTATTCGAGGGGGGTATATTCCCAATCACGAATAAATACACATATATATAATGGGCTAATACATAAATAATTCGGAGCATCCGATCGTGACGGATACCCCGAAAAGCGTGTGTGTGACGTTTATATAGCGATCAAAAAAACTTCTTTGCGCATCCAAGAACTGCCCAAACGCCCATTATCAATCTTTTGTCGAGTTCTATCGTGTCGAAATCTTTATTTATCGGTTCCAAGAGGACTTTTGCAGGATCCTGGGCCTTTCGAATCCGTTTGACTGTACGGTATTCATTGGTCATAATACCGTATATCTCTCCATATAATAAGTAAGACTGCCAATCCTCGACCTTTCGCAGGGCGATGATATCTCCATTGCTGATCAGCGGTTCCATCGAGTGCCCGGTGATCCGTGCCCAACTGTCAGCCCTATTGTATTGAGGAAAGTCTATATACCCCGTCGGAACCGCCGATTGGTCATTCACCATCATATCAAAGCCTCCGCAGAAATCTACATCATAGAAAGGAACGCCGTGAGACTGTTCCGAAAACGATGCTTCGCGTGCATCAGTATTCAGCATATTGCCTTTGCCGGTCAGTAGCCATTCTGCCGATACATTTTCACATTTTGAGTAAATCAAATCAGCGTCTAAAGTATTACGTGCAATCCAATTACTGATGCTTTGTGGTTTAAGTCCAAGTTTAGCGGCAAAAGCAGTTTTACTTCCGCCTGAAAAATAGGCTATTAATGCGTTTATCTGCTCGCTTTTATTCATTTTGAAATACTTATTTCATCATTTTGTTTGTTTTTACACAAAATGAATATATATTTGCATCGAAGTTTCAAATGAAACCTTTGTGACAAATATACGAAAATAATTGATTTTATGGCAAAAGTACTTGTAGAACATGGTGAGATCGTCAAGCTGGCACAGTTGCTCGGGGTTGCCCGCAAGACCGTCCGGGAAGCTTTAAGCGGCCAGACGAATACCCCGTTAGCCTGCAAAATACGCAAACTGGCCCTCGCCCGGGGTGGCGTCTTCAAACCGACACAAAATCCGACACAACTATGAACGAGCAGTGGATTATCCGCGAGAACTACGTCGGATCGGTGATATTCGGGATCCTGGCTCTCGGTGGAATCTTCGGCGTGTGCGCCGGGAACTTGATTCACCTGTTCACGATCATTGCCAGCGGCTCGGTAAGTTGGGCGCTGTGGCAAGAAGCAAGGCAAATCGAAAAACGACAATAATACTATGACACACTGAAAGTGATGGCGTAAACCTCGACAAATCCCGTGAACTCGCAGGGGTTGTCCGGAGCAATACCGGCACGGGAGCTCACTTATAAAACAATGTTATTATGAAATCGAACTTTGTTCATCCTCACTCTCATTTAGTACCCCTGAAAGAGATTCCTCGTGCACAAAGAGTATTACTTTATTCCCGCTATGGAACTCCACATAGGGATAATGCAGAGGTCTATAAAACTCGTCCGGAAACGGGAAGTCCGGTAGAGCTTTGTATAACTGCCGACAGACATCGACACCTTCCCACAAGAGCGAAGGTCCATAGCGGAACACATCGTAAATAACCTTGTCTAACTCCTTTTTGGATATCTCGGTCTTGTCTGTCGAGCGAAGATACACCAGATCAGCCTCTCCGCTTTCGAGTCCGAAATCATGATTGATTGAAATCGCATAATCGAGGTGATAAAGCCATGCAAAACTCTTGAAAATATCCAAGATAGGTTTCCGATACCGGTTGATGTTCGTACCCTCAAAATAAGAGACGGTTACATTCAAACGAAAGATCTTACCCATAATCGCTAAAAGTTTGTAGTTGACAGCACAAATATAGCGATTCTCCCGTGAACGCGTAAGGCGTTATCCGGAGCGATACCGGCACGGGAGTCCAATAAACGAGACAACAACATGCAACGATACGGTCAAACAATAGCAGTCACGGTGGAGGATCTGACGCGCAGCGACGACGGGAAAGCGATTATGTCAATGAATAATTACCGTAATCTCGTTCGCCGTAAACAGGTCAATATTCTCCGTCCCGGCAAAGGACTCGGATCGTGTGCCCTGATCGAGTATTCGTCGCTTCCGGAGCGGTTCCGCCGACGGTTCGAGTCCAAGTACGGCGATCCGGAGGTGCTGCTGAGCCGGGACAAATCGGCGCTGGTGATCAACGCCGAGGCACGCCGCTTCTTTGCCGGCCTCGAGCCGGGAACATTCCGACTCCCGAACGGGGAGACGCTCCCCGACGACAAGGTCGAGGAGTACACGCTGAACGCGTCTGTTCTGGACGCGCTGCACGAGGAGGTCGAGAAGCAACGCCTCGGCCGCAACCGCCTCAAGAACTCCACACGCATCGTTTGGGAGAATATTCTGGCTTCGGCCGAGCGCCTGCGGGCGGATTTCCACCATACGCTGCCCAACAACGAAGCCCGATTGAAAGACAAGGTGCGCACCTATGAGCGCGAGGGATTCATCTGCCTCGTCTCAAAGAAGTTCTGCAATGCGAACAAGACGAAGATCACACCCGAGGGCGGCCGACTGCTCGTCGCCCTGCGTCGCAGCCGCGTACCGGTCTATACCCTGCGCCAGATCTTCGACGAGTACAACCGGCGTGCCGAGCGCAAGGGGTGGAAGACGCTCGAATCGATGAACTCGGTCACCTCCTACCTGGAGCGGCCGGATGTAGCGCCGAAATGGTGGGCTGCGGTGTACGGAGAGCTCTCCGCCCGCCAGAAGTTCGACCGCAAGCAGCAGACGATTCTCCCCGGCGTGCGCGATGCGCTGTGGTATGGCGACGGTACGAAACTGAATCTCTACTACAAGGGGCGCGACAAGGATGGGAAACCGGTCAAGAAGACGGTCATGGTCTATGAGGTGATCGACGCATACAGCGAGATGATGCTCGGCTATTGTATCGGCGAGCGTGAGAATGCCGAATTGCAGCGCCGCGCCTTCCGCATGGCCATCGAAACGGCCGGCCACAAGCCCTTCGAGATCGTTACCGACAACCAGGGCGGACAGAAAACGACCGATTCGCTGAGTTTCATGTCGCGGATCTGCCGTATCAGCCGCACGACGGAACCGCACAGACCGCAGGCCAAGACCATCGAATCGATCTTCGGCCGGTTCCAGCGCGAAGTGCTGCATGGCGACTGGCGGTTTACGGGGCAGAATATTACGGCCACGAGTCGTGATTCCCGTCCGAACCTCGAGTTTGTCGAAGCCAACGCGGACGACCTCTACACATTCGAGGAGCTGTGTGCGGCCTATGCCGAATACCGCCAGCGATGGAATGACCTGCGTCATCCCGAATCGAAGATGAGCCGCCGGGAGATGTACCTGCGCTCGCAGAACCCCGAGGCCCCGGCCCTTTCGCAGTACGACTATATGGAGATGTTCTGGCGTGTTACGGAGCGCCCGAGCGAGTTCACCTCTTCGGGCATCGCCATTCAGGTCGAGGGACAACGGTACAGCTACGAGGTACTCGACGCCGAGGGGCATCCCGACATGGAGTTCCGCCGCTCGAACACCACACGCAAGTTCTTCGTCCGCTACGATCCGGATGACATGACGCGCGTATGGCTCTGCACAAAGCCGACCGTCGGCGGCCTGCGGATGGTAGTTCCGGCCGTCCCCTATGCGGTCGTTCACCGCGCCATCCAGGAGCAAACTCCCGAGGAGCAGGCCTTCCTGCGTAAAACGCTCGAAGCCAATAAACAAGAACGCGTTCGTCGTCAGATGGAGGGATACGAACTGGAGATTGCCCATGGGGTTGCCCCCGAACAGCACGGCTTGCGGACACCACGGCTTCAGGGCCTGTCGCGCCGGGCACAGGAGCAGCTGCTGGATCGATACGCCCGCGATATGACCTCCGAGAGCGGGATTTCGGATGAAACCTGCGAACCGATTGCCATCGGCCAGGTCGGGAAGCAGATAAGCAACATGACTTTCGATAAAGTATCATTATTAAACAAACTTTAAGATATGAAACTTACTAACGAACAGAAAGACGAGATCCGTCTTCTCCTTCAAAACTATGTGGCCCGGTATCCGAGCCAGAACAAGGCGGCGAACTCTTTGGTCGGGATCTCGGCCGGTACGCTATCGACGATTCTCAACGGCCGCTATGAGACGATCAGCGATGATATGTTCACCAAGCTCCGCGCCCAGATTGCCGGACAGCGGGGCGAAGACTGGCAACTCTCGCCGACAATGGTCTACCAGGAACTTTCGATGTTGCTGACCGATGCCCAGGAATACCAGAACGTCGCCTGGGCCGTCGCTCCGGCCGGGGCGGGTAAGACAACCACCATCCGCGACTTCGCCGCGCGCCATGAGAATGTCTTCGTGGTTTCCTGTTCGGAGGACATGCACCGCGGCGATTTCATCCGTGAAATGGCCCGGTCGGTCGGAGTGAATGTTTCGGACATGAGCCTTAAAGAGGCACTCGAGCGGGTCGTACGTCATCTGTTGACGCTTGATAAACCGTTACTCGTATTCGACGAAGGGGATAAGCTGGCAGATTCGATCTTTTACTACTTCATCACTATCTACAACCGACTGGAGAACTATTGCGGAATCATCTTCGTATCGACTCGCTATATCAAGCGGCGCATGGAGATCGGGTTGTCGTACAATAAGAAAGGCTATGATGAGATCCATTCGCGTATCTGTCGCAAGTTCGTGGAACTGACCCCGGCCACCTCCTACGAGGTTGCCGCCATCGCCCGGGCAAACGGTCTGACGGACGAGCGTGTTGTCAAAACGGTTGTGAAGGATGCCGCCACATGCGACTTCGACCTGCGCCGTGTCCGCCGCGAGATTCACAAACAGAAACGATTGGCCGCCATCGCCTCGAAATAATCTGTTCAAACACTTTTCAAATACCATCCGATCATGGGTAAATCACTCTCCGTATCACAGGCCTTGTCGATCCGTCGGTCCACGCTCCGTCTCGAAGGAGGATGGGGCAATTGCGTGGGCGAAATCGACCGTACCGGGGTCGTCTTTTTCTGGGGCAAGTCCGGTAACGGGAAAACCTCCGCCGTTCTATCGTTCGGCAAGGAGCTGGCCCGCTTTGGTCGCGTTCTTTACAATTCACTCGAGGAGGGTCTCTCCGTTTCGTTCCTGAACGCGCTGCGGCGTCATGCCATGCAGGACTGCGGCCGCCGGTTCCAGGTGGTAGCCGGAGAATCCATTGCAGATCTCGACGAACGGCTGTCGAAGCGCAAGTCTCCGGACTTCGTCATCATCGATTCATTCCAGTACACGCAACTTGACTACCGTCAGTACATCGCATTCAAGGAACGGCATCTGGACAAGATGCTCGTCTTCGTCAGCCATGCCGACGGAAAACAACCGGCAGGCCGGGCCGCGCGGTCGGTAATGTACGATGCCGGGCTGAAGATATGGGTCGAGGGATACAAAGCCTTTACGAACGGACGCTTCTTTGGGCCAACGGGAGAATATACGATCTGGCGCGAAAAAGCCGAGGAATACTGGGGAGACCCCAACAAACCGAAACCATTTTCAAAGAACGTAAAATAATGAAGATATACATCAGCGGTCGCATATCGGGCCGTCCGTTGGCACAGGTCAGGGAAGAGTTCGAGCAGGCTGAAATAAAATTGCGAAGATTCGGTTTTTTGCCGATAAATCCGATGAATAACGGTCTTCCGGCCGATGCCGCTTGGGAAGACCACATGGGACGAGACATCGCCATGCTGTTGCGTTGCCAGGCAATCTATATGCTGCCCGGCTGGCCAAGAAGTGAAGGGGCCACCCTTGAGTATCTGATTGCACGACAACGTCGAATGCGGATCTTCACGGCAGAATCGCCACTTGTAAAGACAGTAGAAAGAACTTTGTAAAACACGTCATACCATGAAAAACAAGCCGACCAGTTATGCCCGGTTTTATGCGCTTTTGCGGCAGATGCAAGGCGATCGGGAGCAGATCAAAGAAACGCTCATCCTACAATTTACAAAGGGGCGTACTACCTCTCTCCGGGAGATGCAGAAAGACGAGTATGAGGCGATGTGCAGAGCTATGGAGGCAGAGATCGAACATCCGGGTTTAAGTACCGAAGAGTTTCGTCGTGAACAGAAGCGGCTCCGCTCTGCGGTATTGCACCGGATGCAACGTCTCGGAGTCGACACCTCGGATTGGGATGTGGTCGATGCCTTCTGTTTGAGCAATCGAATTGCCAGAAAGGAGTTCGCCCGGCTTTCGCTCGCAGAACTCAGGGTGATGGTCTCAAAACTCGAAGCGATGGGACGAAAAGGATATTCCCGGCCCCGCAGAACAATGCTTCCCGTCATTGTTAAAACCAACCAATTGCCGAGCTAACCATGAAACCTGTAATTAAAACGATATCTGAAGTCAAAGATGCCAAGGAACATCTTGAAGACCAAATATCCTGCTTGCTGATGCAGTTCGAAAAAGATAACGGAATACATATCTCCGATTTAAGCATCTATCCGCGTGAAATCTACAATGAATAAGGGAAAATAACAGATCGTCAAATCGGAACCTCAATCGTTGTCAAATTATGACCAACCTTCCTTACCGCCAGGCAATGCTGATTAAACATACGGCATGGATGAACACTCGCTTGCTTACGCGGGGTCCTCGTCCGGAAGACGAGCGGTACGTGCCGCTCGCGGTGCGGATGCTTACGCTGGTCGGCTGCCTGAACTACGCGATGCTCGACCTTGAGTCCGAACTCACGGCATCCGGCTTGTTCCACCATGAAACCAAACGCCGCTATACGCAGGCCCAGACTTTGGTCACGCAGGCTCACGGCATCGCGTGGTCGATGCTTCGCAAGATCGACGACCGGGCCGCCCGGCAGTACAACGACAAGACGGACGAGGCGTATCGGACCATCAGCGGCTGTATCCTGTTGGAGGCTCCTCAAAGGTCTTACAACATCGTGCTGTCGCTGTGTAGGATCATCAGCTCTCTCAACGGTCGGATTTCGGGCTGCTACGACTTCAACCCGGCCAAACCTCTTGTACGCATCCCGGCTCTGTTGGAGTGTATCGGGATCGAGGATTGTAAAATAGAC